GAGGATAAGCATCGGCATGATCAGCAGCCTGGCGAAACTCATCGCTATTGATTTTATGAAGTGCTTCATAGTCTTTAATATCTGCCAGAGTTCCGTCGAGGTCAAAGATAACGGCCTTTTTACTGCGCTTATTTCGCCCAGTCTCAAAAGCGTCGTTTTTATTCATTGGGATATTATCAATCAGCCTGAATGCCGATACTCTCTAAATACTTATCTTTCTCTGAAAGAAGGTAGTTCTTAATCTCTTCTTGGCGTGCTTCGATCATCTCTTCTGTCTTTGTAACCATCTCTGCTTCTAATTCTTCCTTGTGCTCATTAAACTGCTCTACGGCGTAGTCCAGTACTGATTGAAATCCTGCTGCTTGAATTTGGGCCGCTGTCCAGCGGTCCTCTGCTTCCTTATTGCGCTTTGCAATGAGTGCATCTAATTGAAGAGCCTGACGCTCCTCGATCTTCTTCTGTCGATTAGACTTATAAAGAACGTCTTCGCTCACTTATATTGCTCCATAGTTAGTAGTGGTCCTGATGAGTAGATGCTAAATCGACATGCGATCTCTACGGCTTCTTCAGGAGTTGCTCCTGCCGCCAAAGCGCCCAAAGCAAAGTCTGCGCCAGAGCCTACACCATAGAGTCCATCTTGAGTTCTGCAGACCGATAGGTCATCAGCAACATCAAAGAGTTCTCCACCTACAGCCATGATGAAGTGGAAGCGAGATTCTCCATCAGCCTTGTTATCGCCCTTGCCCTCGTTAAAATCATAGCCATTCTCTGTCAAACACTTGCGAAGTGATGGCATCGCCTTAGTAATAACAAAATGATATAGATCTTCTTTATCTTTAGCGGTTGGCTTTGGTGGATTCCAGAAATGCTGAGCCACATCGCAGGGCATTACTTCACCACTACCAGCAACTAGAAATGCTCCTCGTTGCGCAATCTTCTTCATATCTGGATGATTGAGACGGCGCATTGAACTTGTCGAGAAGTCAGTTACTTGGTTATCAGCAACAATGACAGACCTATCTTCGTACTGGACTCCCACGATGGTTGTCATCTCTACCCCCTAATAAGGAACCCCCCCAGAATACCAGTTCTGAGAGGGTTCTTACTGGGTGTCCAATTTGTCCTATATTAGGCGTTTTGGAAAATTTCCGCCCAAGTCTTAGGTCCAACAATGCCGTTTGAGTCTAAAGCATCAGCCTGAGTCTGAACAGCCATGACTGCCTTTTTGGTAAGTGGTCCATATTGGCCGTCAGCGTTCAAATGAAGGGCTGTCTGGATGGCGGACACGTTAGGACCTGTATCGCCTGGTTTAATCGTTCCTGGGAACGGTGGGATTGCTTTAGGGGCTGGTGTTGCTGGGTGTGAGTCAGCGGAGGCTCCTGCATAGGCTGGTCGGCCAAATCCGACCACAGTAGACCAGAGGTGACGTGAGTTATTGGCCTTGTAGCCACGGACGTTAGAAGCGACTTCTCCGCCGTTATTAGGGCTGCCCTTAGGCTTGAGGTCTGGAGAGGTATTGCCCTCAACAGTGGTGATTGTGCCATCGCCATTATCCTTGAGTACAACACCAACGTGCTGGATAGGTGATGATGGTGTGGCATTTGGGACAAATGAGAAGTAAATCAAGTCACCAGGCTGTGGGTGAGCGGTTGCTGCATCGGCCCATGTGCCTGCCTTCTTGAATGCCGCAGCACCATTTGGTGTGTAGACAGTGTTAGGAATAGTAACGCCAGAATTGTGGGCGCACCACATCATGAAGGAACCACACCATGGTTGGAAGTTAGCGCCAGTAAATGCGCCGTATGGTGTCTCGTTATCTTTTGGACCTTCAATAACGCCGACCTGTGAAAGCGCTACTTCGAGGAAGCGAGCAGCGGTTCCTGGTGTTTTATCAGTTACTGGTGGAATTGGTTTTGGATCTGCCATGGAATCTCCTTATAGGGTTGAGCCTTAATTGTCTCAGTGTGCTAGGTTTGCCACATGTCAAAAATAGTGAAATTAAGCAAAGAAGAAGTGAGAGCCTGCGCGGATATTGCCCTTAATCGCTGGATGATGAAATGGGGATCTGTAGACCGCCCTAACTATGCAGGAGATAACAAAGCCAAATTAGAGCCAGAGATTGCCGCTAATGTTAGAACGATCGTTGCTGAGTATGCCGTGGCCAAACTCTACAAGCAGTCATTCACATTTCCCTTTTACACCAATGAAGAGCACCCATTCAGAAAAGACATCGCTGATGTGGGCACAAACATTGAAGTCAAATCCATCCGCACTCGTGATGAGATCCCAGTCTTTCCTAAAGATATACGACCAGGATGGTTGCTCGTGGGCGCTCGCGTGCTAGATCGCGACTACTACTCAGAGGTAGAGGTATTTGGTTGGATCAAGATGGAAGATGTACAGCGTGATGAATGGCTCTATGCGCCAGAAGGATCTTGGAGAATCCCACTAGATCAGTTTAGCGACGAACCTATCGCTTAGGTTCCCAGTGCTTGTGCTCTTGGCCTTCTTGGAAGGCGCCCTCGGCATGCATCTTCTCATGCATATCAGCAATTGCCTTAGGACCAACGCCACCCCAACCAGTTGCTGGTGAACCTTTATGGTAACTGTGGATATGCCATTTCGTTAAATGCCTGCTGTTGGGCTGTGGAACCCACTTAGTCTTCTTTGGCTCTTCATTCATTTTGCTACCTCACAGATGCACTTGCATGACTCAACAGTGCAGACGCCGCTATCCATCTCATGGAAGCACTTGCTGCAGGTGAATTTAATAGCCATGGCATAAGTATGAAACACGGGGCGCATTTTTTAAGCACAAATGCTCTCGCGCCCCCAGGTTATTTCTTCTTAGAGTTCAGTACGACCATAGTCATCATCCAACCTGACAATGTCATCTTCACGCAATTGATCACCCAACTGCACCTCAATAAAGACCAGCGGCTCACTGTATACATTAGCAATACGATGAGCATCACCCTGCTCAATGACAAAGGCATCACCCACCTGGCATAGAGCCTCCTGGCCATTGAAGGTCACAATTCCAGAGCCAGAGACAATCACCCAGTACTCAGAGCGGTGCTCATGGGTCTGGTAGGAGAGTCTATGGCCAGGTTCTACGGTGAGTGTCTTTACCTGGTGGTTTCCATTGGTATGGAGGATCTCGTAGGATCCCCATGGGCGGATTTCAGTCATTTCTTCTCCTCTTGATTTTCGGGCGCTTCTTCTGGGATATAGCGATCTTCTAGGTAGAACATGTAGTCAGTGATTTCTTCGATCTGTTGGATGAGATTGCCATCATGAGCAACATCACTCTTCAGGTCGAGTAACTTCTCTAGTACTAACTTCTTGTAATCCATTATCGGTTCACCATAATTACTGCAAGAACGCTTAGGGCGATTGCTCCTACCAATAGATAGGGCAGATACTTTTCAATATTCATCCCAACTCCTTCTCAATGGCTTGAATGGTGCGGCAGGGATAGACATCTCCATCAATAGGGCAAGCCTCAACTGCATCGTGTAGTCCATAAGGGATTTCGGGCTTATGCAATTCCACTACTGCACGAAGGGCATCTTTCATAAAGATACCGTCAACAACTGTAAGGTTGTTTATACTTGCCAGCAATTCATCGTGTGTCATGTGTTGCCTCGTGCAATCTCTGCGGCATGTAAGAGGGCGGTGTTGATGTACTCTGCAGTCGCTAGAGTATCAACGTTATCTGTATCTCCAGCGCCTTGATAACTTTTACGAGCATACTCTTCGATCTCTTGGGCGATTAACTCCCTGACATCTTGTTGACTCACTCGCAGTTCTCCTTCATCCACTGGGCAAAGTATTCAGCGGCCTCTACCTCGTCGATAGATTCGTCAAAACCTTCTTCTGCCAGATACTCAATGAAGTCCTCATCAGCGACCATGACTGGTAGTTCTAGACCAACGTCAACTAGTTCCATTATGGCTTCACCGTCTTCTTAATGTAATCAAGTACTTCACACTCATCATCGCACAAGTCATTAACGACGATAGTTGCTACATAATCTGCTGCTACTGATTGTTTGATAGCGCCAACTAACTGTTGACCTAGATCAAATTCCATATCAAAGTACTTAATCCATGGCTTTCTTAATGTATACCCGAAGATTGTCATTCTCTTCCCGCCTTTATCTCTTTGCGCAGTATGCGCCGTTTATGTGTTCTGATCCTGTGGTGATTAGCGCAGACTATATCGCACTTGGCCAACTCCGCCATAGTCTCTTCTACCGTGTTGGTGCGGTACATCTGGGAGACATTGTTAGCCTTCTCGCCCCTGACGTGGTCAGCATCCAGTACGTAGTAGGGGTGCATACCTGGATAGCCCTCATCGCGGCAATCCTGGCAACCCTTCTCTTCCTTATATGTATCGATGAAGTTCTTTAACTTATTGCGATAGGCGCGGCTGCGTTTGGTGGTCTTCTCTTTTTGGCCGTGAGAGAACCAGTATGAGAGTGTGCTCTTTGATAGGCCTGTTATCTGTTGAATGGTGCGAAATGATTTTCCCTCTTTGCGTAAGGCAAACATCATCTCTTTCTGCTCTGGTGTGGTGTGCTTTGCCATGAGAGCAACCTACCACTAGATATGCTCCCAGACCTGGACTCGAACCAAGATACTTGCCTCCAAAGGGCAATGTCCTACCATTAGACGATCTGGGATAGGAGAGTGATCCTATAGGGAGTTGGCTGCTGCTGGGGTGTCTACTGGGGCTACGCCCGTATTATCTGACTCAGTCCGCATCTGTTGCAGATGGTTTTGAAACTGTTCTCTAGAGAGCATTACTTGAGCGCCTTTACAGTTGCTTGAGCGGAAGAGATTAAGCCTTTACCCACATACTCAGGGCTGGAATCTGCATAGTAGGAGGCGTCGCTATGGAGGTTGTTTTTGAGAGCCTCCGTCAAGCGGACGTGGTGGTAACTACCTGAGGACTTGACAATGCGAGAAATCATGTCATGCGGGTCATCGTGGCGATCTACGTGGTCGTTGTAGAACCGTGCTGGAACCTTGTACACCTCTTCTGGCTCTTCAAACTGCTTGCCTAGGTTGCTCATGACATAAACTGCTTGAAATGTCCTGGATGGATGTTAGTAGGGACATAGTCTTCTGTCTGGGGCGTTCCACGTCCGAAGTCAGTCATCATGGCTAGGTGACCGCCGATGCCCTGCTCTTTGTGTTCGGCTAGGTTACCTTGCCTATAGACAGTCACTGGGACGTGGGTTGCACCTGCCTGTATAGCGGCAGCCATTCTATGGTTGCCCTCACCGATATAGCCCCACTTGTTCTTGTGGTCATATGCCACCATGATGGGATTAGTAATTCCTTTACCTGACTTGATATCCGCAGCGATGCTGTTGACAACCTCTCGGCTATTGGAGTGGGCGTGCTCGCCCAGACGATCAAACTCCATCAACGGCCTTAGCGCATGAACAGAGACCATACCTGTAGCACTCTCGGTAGGATCACCCTCTAGATGACCCTTTCCTCCCGCATACTTCTGTTCAACATTCTCTGGGACAGGGATTCTAAATTGCTTGGAATTGAGGGCGCTCATGGATTCTGCTTCTTATGCGCTTCCCAGGCTTCGCTAATTCCTTTTTTGTCTGCGTAATGCCATTGATCTACTGGCTTATTGCCTAGACCAGGATTTACATCTGTTGGGTGCTTAATGCTATAGGTATCGCAGTGCTCACAGCCAAGATTTACTCCACCATTAGTTATAAACTTCACCATCTTGTGGCGGCGCTTGCCTGACTTGGTAAATTGCTTGCCTAGGTTCTCTTCAGCGGTCATTTCACGTCCTTACAGGCCTTGCAGCCACATTGTAGGTTGACACATGGGCAATCCTCATCAGATGGCAGTAAACCGCTTCCTTTGCACCAATAGCA